CTCCACAAAACGAAGCGGGATTTCAACTTGATTTTCCATCCCGTTTTGTTGAGGCGTCCGAAATGCTACGCCTTCGCTATGATTACCAAGGACGGGTCCAGGGATTGCCTGACGCGATTCGACCCGGCGACGATTTGACCCTTGAGTTAATCGCTGAGCATGTCGAGCTTTCCGAGGATGACGATTTGCGCCTGACGCTGGCACTCGAAAAGCCCGTTCCGATTCAGTCTGGCGATTGGTCGTTTACTTGGGGCGGGGATACTGCGGAGATTGAAGCCGCTTTGGTTGACGCTTATTCACTCGGGATTGCCCTAAATCGAATCGACGCCATTGCAACGGCGGGCGGAATTGACGTTACCGGCTCCAACGGGCGCTATTCCACTACGTTCCGAAGCGATGGGGCGCGGGCGGATTTCACGATTGCCCACTCCATTCTAGGCGCTCTCACGAACCGCGCTCTAACCACAGTCGCGGGCGGCGCATCGAATCGCGAGACGGTCGAGATTGACCTAACCTGCCAGATTCTAGCGGAAACCACTACCGGCACAGACATTGCAGAGGCAACGATTACAATTGCGAACGTTGCTACCGGCTCCGTGAGCGTTCAGCAACATGACCGAATCACGATTTCCCGCCCCCCTGATGCCGGAAAGTTCCAGATTAGGACGGCTTCCGACACGGGAACCGCGTGGATGGAAGCGAACGTTTCCAGCTACCAGGTCGAAATGGCGCTGGAAGATATTGAACCCGGCGACTTCCTCGTTGCTCGCGAAGTGACGGGCGAGACGATCAAGATTGACCTTAAGCGGGCCGCTGTTGGCGTGAATACCGCTCCAACCGTTCCTGACACGTTCATCGGTCCCGTTGGCGTGACGATGGCGCTGGACCTTTCGAGCGCTCTACGGCTTATCAATGCGGCGGCGATTCCGCTTCCCGCTTCGGCTTATCTCACTTTCATCCGCGAAGACGAGACACAATTTTCGCAATTGGTCCAGCTTTCGCCGGTTTTGATGGATCACGGGCAACCTGTTTGAATGAATGAGTGAGGCGGCACTAGCGCGCTATCGGCGCGAAACGGAGCGATACATTGAGCGCGTTTGCAGATTCCAACGCTCCATGTCCGCGCCCGAGTGGTCCGAGAAGGTCCGGCGCATGGAGGGAGGCAGGCGCTACCGTTTCGACTTTGCGCCCTACCAGCGGGAAATGATGGAAACGCCCTATCGCAAAGACGTGCAAATGACCGTTTACCAGCTTGCCTCCCGGATGGGGAAAACGGAAGTGGTTATGAACGTCATAGGGCACGGAATCGCCGAGGAACAACGGAAAATCCTCGTGATGTATCCCGTTGCCGACGATGCCGAGAAATGGTCGAAAGAGACCTTGATGCAGCAAACGGTTGACCCTACGCCGGAGCTTGCGCGATTGATTGGAGACGGCGAGGGGCGGAGATTGACCGGAAACACGATCCTTCACAAGCAATTCCCCGGTGGAATGCTCGCGGCTTTTGGTTCCAATGCTCCCGGCAAGATCCGGCGCGCAAAGGGGAACCTCCTTTTTGCGGACGAAATAGACGCCATCAAACAGAATGAAGCGGATGAAGGCGACCCGCTGGAAATCTTTTGGGTTCGCGGCTCGGAGTATCCAGACACGATCAAAATTGCGGCGAGCTATCCGAGCGTGAAGGGAAAGAGCAAGATTGAATCCCTGATGCTGCAATCGGATTGGCGCGTCTGGTTTGTTCCATGTCCCCATTGCGGACATGAGTTCGTTCTCCACCGCAAGCAACTCAAATACGACAGGGACAAGCCGGAAAGCGCTTGGATTGAGTGCCCCGACAAGGGCTGTCACATTTCCGACGCTGAACGAATGGAGATGATTCGGCATGGGGAATGGAGGGCGACGCGGCCATTTAACGGGATTGCGGGGTTTCACGGGTCGCGCATGATGTCGCCTCACCCGCCTCAAAAGGGCTACGAAAGTCACCTTCATTGGGCGGCGGTCGAGGAAATGAAGATCGAGGCGGCAGACAACCGCGAGAAGGCAAAGCGGGTTCTCGTCAACACGTTCGACGCGGAAACCTACCAGCCGCCCGAGGAAGAAAAGCCCGACCCGGCAGGGTTGGCTATGGAGGCTTACGACTACCTCGAAAGGGTCACGGAGAACCAACTCAAGGTTCCCGCTGGCGTGCTCGTTGTGACCGGAGGCGGCGACGTTCAAGGCGATCGCATCGAATTTGAATTTGTGGGACATGGACTTGATGGGCAAACGTGGGGGCTTGGCTATCACGTTCTCCCCGGCAACACGCTTGAGCCCGAGGTGTGGCAAAAGCTGGATCATCTCCTGCAATCCGAATTTCTCCATCCGTGCGGAAAGGTTTTGCGGGCGGCGTTTACCTTCATTGACTCAAAATACAGGCAGGCTCAAGTCTTGGCATTCACAAAGCCGCGACAGCCTCGCCGCGTTTTCGCCGTCTTTGGTTCAACTACGCTAGGAAAGCCGATTCTTTCGGAGCCGAAGCGGCAGAAGCGTGGAACGCTTTACGAAATCGGAACGCATGAGGCCAAGTCGGCCATTTACCAAAATGCTGCGCTTCGCCGTGACCGTCGCGGATCTGAGTTCCCGGCTAACTACATGCACTATCCGCTTGGACACGGCTACACGGTCGAATATTTCCAGCGCCTTCTCATCGAGGAAGTCAGCCTAAAGAAAGCCACGGACGGCAATTTCTATGAGTTTTTCGAAAAGAAAGACAAGCGAGACCGCAACGAACCGCTAGACGTTCGCGTCTACAACCTCGCCGCGATCAAGATTAAGCTTGTTAAGTTCGCCACAATTGCCGCAAACTTCGCCGAATATGCCGGAAAGAACGAACCGGATAGGGGCAAAGAGCGCGAATATAAGCTCAATTTCATCGAGGATTAGCCAAAACAACCTTGAAATCGGGATTCGTTTTGTGGAGTGGGTCGCATGGCCTCACTTCCGACAAGCGCTTACTGCGGCGAATCGCTCGCATTTACCGAGACTGTCGCCAGCGGATCAACTGGGAACGCCGTCTTGCGACACGTAGACAGTGGCACCTTGATTAGCGTTGCTCTGTCAGTTTCCTCGACAACCGCAACCGCGACGTTTCCGCCCGAAAAAACCGCGACTTTGCCGGGAGGGATTTACACCGTTTCGCTTGTCCTTGATGTCGCCGGAGATCGCGTGATTTCAAAGCTCGGGACAATCAAGCTACTCGACCCGCCAGACCGCGCTCCGGCTGAATCTCACGCGCGGAAGATGGTGAGGATGCTAGAGGCTCACATCGAGGGCCGAATCAGTGACGATGGCGGGAGAGGTCAAGAATCCTACACGGTCGGAGGCATCCCGATAACCAAGATCCCAATTCCAGAGGCGCGGAACCTTCTCACCAAATACAAAGCGGAACTCGATGCGGAGGTTAAGAAAGCCCGCGCCGCCGCTGGACTCTCTACCGGCGCAACCGTTTACACTCGATTCGAATGAAACCTCTCCTCTATGGCCCGAACGGGAAGCCTGTAAGCTCCCGCAATTTCGACGCGGCAAAAGGCTCGCGCCATACTGCGGATTGGGTCACGAATAGCGGCCCCGCAGATCAGGCGATTAAGCAGGACGCGAAATCGCTTCGTGATCGGGCTCGGGATGCGGAGCGTAATGACGGTTACGTTGAGGGCGCTTTGATGGCGCTGGAATCCAACGTCATCGGGCAACACGGGATTAGGATGAAAAGCCTTGCCCGACGCGCTGACGCTAGAAGCAAAAAGGGACTTTCGACAAGTCCAGATGTCGCCGCCCGGGCAAAGATTGAGGAGGCATGGGAGGATTTCTCAAAACGCGGCAACTTCGATGTCACCCGCCAATACTCCCGTTCAGCCTTTGAGCGCATCGCCCTACGTTCCGCCGCTCGGGATGGCGGATACCTCTCCCGCCTAGTTGAAGGCTTCCCGAAAAACGATTTCCGCTTTGCCGTTCAGGGGATGGAAATCGACGCTCTCGACCCGCACAAGCGGGACGATGTGAAGCGCGTCTACATGGGCGTGGAGTTCGACGAATGGGACGCCCCAGAAGGCTACCACCTGCGGAAAATCGACGCCAAATCGGGACGCTACACTCGCGAAACGTTCCGGGTTGATGCGGAGAACATGATTCATTTGTTCCTGGCCCGTCGCATCAATCAGTCGCAGGGTTATTCCTGGCTGTCTAATGCGCTCCTGCGGCTCCGGCACTTGAGCAAGACGGAAGAGTCTCACGTCATCGCCTCGCGCGTCTCAGCGAACAAATTAGGGTTCTTTAAGCAGACCGGAGAGGGTGAATACACGGGAGATGAGGACGACGACGGAAAAATCGTGACGCCATCCTCTCCGGGATCGTTTGAAAAGCTCCCGCATGGGGTTGAGGCGCAAATGATTGATCCTGCCTACCCAAACACGGCGCTTCCCGAGTTCCGAAAGGCAATCTTGCGCGGCATTTCTCCGGGAATCTACGTGAATTATAACACGTGGGCACAAGACCTTGAGGGCGTGTCTTACTCGTCTATCCGTCAAGGCGTCCTATCCGAGCGGGACATTTACAAGATCCTTCACGCTTGGTTTATTGACTCTTTCGAGGCTCCACTGTTTGAACGCTGGCTGAAAATGGCGCTTCTGACCGGCAAGATTGAGGGCTATACGCTCCTCGACTTTGACCGGCTTTCGCACGTGGAGTTTAGCGGGCGGACTTGGACCTGGGTAGATCCGACTAAAGATATTGAGGCGTCCGAGCGCGAGATTGCCCTCTCGATCAACTCGCGGCAACGCATCGCAAGGGAGCGCGGCCTAGATTTTGAGAAGATCACCAAGGAGAACGAAGAGGACAACGCGAAGCTGGAGGCGGCGGGGCTGGAAACGGCTATCGGGAAGCAGGCTCAGGCGCCACCGGCTCCGGTTGCTGCGGAGTGAGTTTTGCGAGCGCGTCAATAACCGGCCCCGGCTTTGATCCTAGAGCGGCTTTTGTCTCGGGCTTGACCCAACATTGCAGCCGGACCTTGCCGGATGGCTTGCGGCCTGCGTTGGGGCGTTTTCCGCCGTGGGGGTTGGTCATTTGAATTTAGCTAGAAGGTTTCGGACTTTTTCGGTTCTGCTTCCGTGGTCGTCAAGCCTTTCGATCATGGCGCGGACTTCGCGGACAAGGGCGGCATTTAAGTCGGAGTCCTCCTTTGCGAGTTTGGCCGCGCAGATTGAAACCCGCGCCGCAGTGATTGAATCGGCAGCGAGTCCGTGCGCTACAGACTCCGCAAATTCAAGCTCCCTGTCGGCTCGGGTCAAATGAGAGCGCCAGCCGCCAACGTGCATTTCCGCCAATCGCATCACTTCCACCTTGTCTTTGAACTCCGAAAGTGACTCCGAATACCGGCGAAGCGCCCGAACCGGGTCAGCCTTCCCGCCGAGCGCAGAGGCGAGCTCATCGCAGAGGTTGCGCTCCTTCATTAGCTCCGCGTTGATTTGGCCGCTCATGCCGCAACCCTCCCTTTGCCGTGGTTCTTTCCGCCGCAGCGACACTCACACTTCCCGTTACATTGACCGTTCATGCAGCGGGCGTCACACTCATGGAGTGACGGGCGGGACTTGTATTCAATCTTGCGAGTGACCGGGTGCCAGCCGCCGAGGTCATCAAGGCCAAGGAGAATGTCGGAACCGAGGCGGACGGCCTTTGCTTTTTCAGCCTCGCTGATGCGTGACGTTTCGCGGCCCCAGTATCCGGCGTGAAGAAGCTCAACCGTTTTGCCGTTGGGGAGGTCGTGGA